CATTTTATATAGAATACTCAAATGTTTTTTACATAAATGCCTTTGAGTAGCACATATGCAGCTTAAACTGAAAAGCTTCATCTGCTCTGCTTCATCTACTCTTTCCTCCCAATTATTATTTTTATCCCAATTATTACATTCCCATAATTTCGTATATAAGCGATATAATATATCGTTCAATTTAATTGACATTGCGGATACCCCGTCATCGTTGGTGCGAATAACTTGAAAATGGAATTGAACGATCAATTCTTGCAAATCATTTGACCAAGTATATTCAGAATGGCCGTTTTCGCCTGTTTGCGTAGGAGTATGCTTGTCTAATGCAGAAATTAATGCGGACATTTTTATTAGTATGTTTGGTTTGATATGAAAGTGAATACGTTAATGATATATATATATATATAATAAATTCTTTAAGTTATAATAATAAATTGAATACCAAATGCATTCAATTTTACAAATCATAAAATTGAATCGATTTTATATTATAAATGTAATTCAAATACTTTTATAAAAATCAATAAAAAATAAATAAACAAACAATAAAAATGAAAGATAATAATATAATGTTGTCCACATATCGTTATGATTTTTCGGAATCAATTGCCGAAACATTGGCAGAATTCGCCTTGATTCATAGATATGACGAACGAATTGTATTTAAGGAATCGTGGTCAAAATGGATTCAAGATGATGAATTATCAATGCGAATCAAAGAAGAGACGAATCGTTTGAAAACCGCGGGATACGAAGGCGATGTTTTGGATAAAATGTTCAAGAGCGCACGATATTATTACCGCAAAAAGAAACCAGAAAATAAACAACAACAAAAAGAACAAAAAAATCAAGAGCAATCATCTGAAAAAAACATAAAATATTCGGGATTCGGGTCAGAATTTTTAGAATTAATAAATGCAAATATTCTGCAACAAATAAACGACACAACAAATATTTTATCCACTCCTTCGATCCCTCCGGCCCCTTCAGGAAGTGTGGAGTTCACTCGATCACCTAGACCATTGCTGCGCAGTGGTTCCGGCTCGCTCCAATCGGTCAGTATTATTTCACCTGCGGAAGCATATGTAAACTTTTACAAGACATATCGCAAGGAAATATTGGCAGAATTAATTGCATTAAAAAATCGGTCAAATGATTTGCTCGATTCGGAAAAAATATCAATAAAATTAAAAAAAACATATAAAAATCGCTATTATAATATTCGATCGAATTCACAAATTGTGGGAAATAATACGGAAAATGATTTATAAAAAAATGGAGATGATGCGAAGCATAAAGAATGATCGAAGTTTTCCATGTAAACACCGATAACGCAATTGAAGGAATTGAAGGAGTTTAGCAATTTTATAATAATATATATCCATTATTATATAAAATAATATAAAATGCCACATTCTATGTCAACTCGGGGTGATACGGATGGTGATAGATTAACTCACCAAGGCCGGTTGAAACTATACGAAGATAACCAGGCCGAAAAAAAACAAAACAATAAAAAAAGATCAGCAGAAATGCATAAGAAAGGTGGCGAGCTGATACAGGTACTGTTCTACGCGTTTTTATTAGCAATGGCAACCAGTTTTCTACGATCTTGTGCTGGAGGTTTTAAGGGGGGTCAAATCCAGGAAATTCCTCCGTTCAAATCATTAGATGCCAAAACAAACGCAGTCAATGAAATTACGAAGAATGATAATTTGATGGAAATGATTACGAATAAAGGTAATTGTTCTATTGATGGAGCGGCAATAACCCAGGTTAAAGAGCTTATTGCGACATTACAAGCTCCCATCCAAGGACAACCTCCCCTCAATTCGATTAGTAGAAAATCATCACGTAGAAAATCAGCGAGTAGAAAATCAGCGAGTAGAAAATCAGCGAGTAGAAAATTCAAATCTATATAATAAACCGAATTTTGGAGCGAGCCGGATTACCGAAGGTAGCGGAGGAGAGCGACTGAACTCCGGAGATGTGCACCGCATATCGAAGGAGTTCATATATAAAAATATAATATTATATTATAAACCATAAATGAAATACAGAAGTTTATCGTTGTTTAAAAAACCAGGATTTAAAGTAGTATTAATAGGATTAATACTAATAGCCGGATTTTTTTTATTTAATTATTTTGTACCTACGATAGAAGCAACAATAGATGGTTTCACTGAAGGGGCTGGCGAGGATAATTGCGCCACGCGCGATCCTTCTGACGATTCCTCTGGTATTTGTATTACACCTTTTCTCATTTAAAACGCCTAATTTTGCGTTAAAATAATCTAAAATAAAATAATATATATATATATATATATGTTAAGCATCATTCAAAATATTCCAAATGTTAACACATATCCTATAACATATGTATTTGAACATATGAAATTACAACATAAGCCAAATACTTTATGGTTAGAGTTTGGTGTAGCAAGTGGAAATACTATTAACTATATTTCAAAATTTACAAATGATAAAGTGTACGGGTTTGATAGTTTTGAAGGATTACCTGAAAAATGGCGCGATGGTTTTGATAAAGGTGCATTTAATAGAAATGGTAATTTACCACAAGTTAATAGCAACGTTGAATTGATAAAGGGTTGGTTTAATGAAACATTGCTCAATTTTATACATACACATAATAAAAAAGTTTCATTTATTCATATGGATGCTGACCTTTATAGTTCTACAAAATATATATTTGATGTATTGAAGGATTATATTGATACAGATTGTATTATTGTTTTTGATGAACTAGTAAATTATCCTGGTTTTGATGGAGATACAGGAGAACTCAAGGCATTTTATGAATTTATTACAGAAAATAAAGTAGATTATGAATGGATTGGAATGAACGGAACACCTACTGGTATGTCTGGTTATTATCACGAAAATGTAGCATTAATTATTCATTCAATAAACTAATAAAATATATGTATATAATTTAATTTTCTCATCTAAAATGGGCGTTTTAAATGAGAAAAGGTGTAAATGTAATGATAATTATACATTAATAGATGGAGAATGTATGCTTGAAACCCCAACAGAACCACCTCAATAAATACCACAAATAGACAATAAAATATAAAATTGAATGAATAAATGACATTTTTTTATTCATTCAATCAATTTATCCAATACAATTTAACAAATACAATATATTAAAAAATGTTTGAACACTCAACAAATGGAGCGAGCCGGATTACCGAAGGTAGTGTAGGTGAGCGACCTAACTCCGGAACTTTACTGAAGGAGTTTGAATATCAGCGATTTATGAAACAACATATTATTCGCACAATACTCAAAGAATATAGTTATTTCCAATCCACAAATGCAAATGCAGCGGACACAATGGTATTAGACGAATGGACAATTATGATATTTCGCAAATTCCACAATTTATTTGAGTACTATTTTCAAATAGTTATTTGCAATCAAGGTACCAGCGAGTTTAAAAATAATTTTAAAAATAATTTTAAAAATAATACAATGAAGATGGTTAAACGAGCATATCGATCAACCCAAACTGCAGATGTAAAACCAGATTCGTTCTTAAGAAAATATATCGGTTATTCTGAAAATATCCAGCCGTTCTATCAATATTTGAAGCAAATGAATCGTGCTATACCAACTGGACCGAGACCATCGCGCGATGACTTTTATTCGGATTCTCCAAATGTATTCGATATAATGCAAAGTCGCGCCGAATATTTGGAAACGTTTGCCCTATGGCATATTCAACAATCCATACAGCCATAGTTTACAACAAATAAAATCATATAAAATCATATAAAATCAAATCAAATAAAATCAAACATTTTAAGGCACTTTAGCCTTTTTTATGTATCAGTTAGCCTTTTTTATGTATCAGTTAGCCTTTTTTATGTATCGGAAGATAATATATTAATTTTAAATTAACGTAAAAAATGAATAATGATAAAAATACAGAAGAACCATCAAAATTGGAATTAAAAGGACAAAAAAAAGAAATCAAATTAATAAATCAAGGTACATATGGGTGTATTTATCATCCAGGTATTAATTGCCAAACGGGGAAAAAAGAGCCCAATGAGTTCCTTACTAAGATTCAATTGAAAGAAACAACATCCACAAATGAGATTGAAATTGGATCTATTATTCAAAAAATAAACGGATTTCAATACTATTATGCTCCTATTTTAGAAAATTGCGATATAACATTGGCAACAATAGGTGAAGATAACATAAAAAAATGCGACCCATTGACAAGTGCAATAAAATCAGATACGCGAGCGGAATTTGTATCAAATAAAATACAATACGTTGGTAAAAACACGCTTGCCAAATATTTTTTACAATTATTGGATGTAGGTCAGCTTCAAATGAAAAAAGTATTTGAAAAAATACCCGACATACATTTATTTTTATTGGAAAGTATAAAACAATTAGCGGATCTCGATATTGTTCACTTTGATTTAAAAGAGAATAATATTATGTGGGACGAGCAAAATGACGTACCAAAAATTATCGATTTTGGATTATCTATTCAAATAAACAAATTAACACCAAAAACCTACAAAGATTCATTTTATACATTATACGATACATATTCACCGTGGTGTATAGATATTATAATATTGTCTTTTATTGCCGATAAATATGCGAATAATATTAAAAATATTGACAAGTTCATAGAAGAAAAAATTCAAAATGTAGGTGATATAAAAAAACACTGTGAAAATTATGTATTAAATAGCGATGTTTTCATAAAAAACGTATTTTCAAAAAATGAGATTTCTGCGTTTCTAACACAAATAAATACATATGTTGACGGTTTTGTAGGAAAAACGTGGAAAATGGTTAATGATGAAACTATAAAAAACTATAAGACATGGGATAATTACTCAATTGCAATAATGAATATGAAAATAATTTCCGATATTGGAATTTTTGATAACCAAAATGCGGGATTTATGAAAGAATATGTCCAATTGTTAAAAGATATCATATTGGCACTTCCGGATAAACGAAAATCATTGGAAGATACCGCTGCACAAATAAAATCCATTTTTGGCAAAATAAAGAAAAGTGAATATGAATCTTTGATAGAAAAAATGATATTAAAATACGCTCAACCTGAAAATATGGCGAAGATAAAACAAAATATAGAAAAAGACGGTATTGAACAATTAAGTGATGATGATAAAATAGAGTCATTACGTAAATCAAAGGATGTTAAGATGTAAGGAATGTAAGGAATGAATTTAAACAGTTTGGTATAAACAACGAATACATTCACTCATTCGCGCATAACGCGGATGATAAACTATATCACGGAGTATTTGAAAATCGGTCGGCACATGTTTACGTCCAACTTTATACAATATATGAAACGCGGAAATGGAATACCCAGAAATAAACGTTTTGCGCGAATCAGAGACAGAACAAGGATAATTGCTATCGTTTTCAATATATTTGGATGACATATTCCAATATACGATGTTAGGCGAAATGAATCCAGCCAATGTAAACATTTTTTCGATTTCCGAATGGAGCGAATAAGAAAAAGAATTGGACAAAACAACAGCAACCATTTTCTCAACAATGTCGGGCGGCGTATTTGTCGCAATGATTGACTCCAAAATCAATGCGAATGCAGAAAGAATATTTTGATTTGTATATATTTTGGGAGTTGAACCCAATATTGTTTGTATAGCCGGCGTAAAACCATCGCACGATTCGAAATTAATCCACGATGGTTTATGATCTACCGTAATTAATCGTTTACCCAACGATGAATGTTCTGCTATCATTGCACCAAACCCGATGGCTTGGTACAATGACTCATCGTTTACTTCGCGCGAAATATCCACAATTGGAATAAAAGCCGATAATGGTTTACATTTTTGCGAAAGACGAATCCATTTTTCATTCAAACGATGGATTTTATTCGAGATATTTTGATTTTTTTGATCATTCGAATCTTGGGAACCATTTGCACAATTTTTGAGTAGATCATTCAACTCAATCGCTTGACGAACATAATACGAAATGGGTACAGTGGTAGAATCCATAGCATATGAATAGGGATAACTACACGATCGAGTAAGCTGAGTTTCAAAAAAACAATTCATATAATTTGCGCTTTGAACACGGTCAAATTCTTTCATAGTATTGCTATTCTCATAAAAACGCGGCTCACAATGACAAGTTTGATTTAAAAACGCATTTTGTTGTTTGGACAATGTGCGCGCATTTATGTCAAATGGATTAATTTCGCCCCATTTGTTCGAACATTGTTTCGATTCGATCAAATCAAGTTTTTGACAAGTCGCCGAACGCATTTTACGGTATATCGATTTGCATTTATTAAAGGCTCGATAATATTGTTCATCATTATTCGCACTATTCAAATAATGTGGGAAATGAGTTTGTGCCCATTGTATCACCAATTTTTCAAAGACCCAGTGAAACTGTGATTTTTCGCGGGGAATCCACTTTGCTACATTTGAAATGTGGGTCCTACCATCGGCGGAATCACAAACAGCAAGCGAATCTGTCAACAATTGTCTGTTCATCATTTCAACAGCGGTTTCGATGAATGGATGATTATCACCTTGATCCGAATTACGTCTTACATAATCGCAGAATCGCGGAATATCTTTCCACGAACCATACGAAAGTTCACCGGAACTATTATTTTCGGACGACACAATTGTTTTTAATGCAAATACGGCGAGAATCGGATAATGCGAATACCAAGTATGAAGCATCATATATGTTAATTGTTGTTCTCCTTTTCCGAATGAAATGTCGCGTGTGTGTGCAATGAGATTAAAAAGTAAATTGACATAAAATAAGAACGGAGATCCGGAATCAGGACTAGAGTTATTAGAATGATTTTTAATATGTAGCTTTATTTCGAAAAGAATAAGTCCAAGTTGTGTAGACATTTTACGCAATTCTTGGTCGCCGCATTTTCTAGAAAGGTTGAAATAAAAATGAACAATATCGTCTTTTATTTTCTGGCAATGATTGGGTAAAGATACATTTATAGGAGGGAAATTTTCAATATCGTTAATCATTTTATTGTTTTAATGTTGTTTTATTATTATTATTTTATTATTTTTATAATTAATAATAAAATCGTTCATTTATATCCATTTTATTATTTTATTAGACTCGACTAAAGCTTTCGGTAATTTATTTACGATTTTTTTTACTACGATTCTTTTTTGACATTCGTTTTCCTCCTTTGATATATTGGGGTAATTGACGAGTATTTCTTCTATTGTTATCTCTCATTGTATAATATTTATCAAATTTTCTATTATTATATTTTTTAATCAATTCTTGAATTTCAGCGGGTGTTTTGTTCATCATTTCTGCTTGCAATTCTTTTCGCGATTCTTTTTCGGCATTTTGTTTTTCTTCTATAGTTTGGCTATAATATTTGTTTAAGGATTTACGTTCATTTGGACTAACATTATCGACTTTGTTTTTATCTTCCTCAATTCTAAAAATCTTATTTTTTGGTTTTCTAAATAATTTTGTAAAAACTTTCATTGTACGATCTAATATATTTTTTCGTAATGGAGATTTTTTTGATAAAGTTGATTTTAATGCAGATTTTAGTGGCATTATAATTACTTACAATTATAATATATAATATACAAATAAATTATAATAGAATCTCAATCCACATTATTCCATTCTTATTTTGGCAGTATGTGAATGATTATTTATTTTGATATGTGTATTATTATCTAATGCAATACGTACTTTCTTGGTCGATTTTTTAGATAGGTTAGTTGATTCGGTCATTTTTTGATCATTATCTTTCTCAATGGTTGGTTTCAATATAGACTGAATATTTTTTTTTGTATAATTATGTTGTTCGCCCGCCAACAATTTTTCTTTAAATAGAAAGAAAATCGAATTCAAATGATGAAATACGAAAATAGAAGGGGTAAAATGTATATCATTCACTGCGGAAATGGATCGTAAAAAAGATTTTGAATTTTCACCAATTTGTTGTTCATTCATTTTCGAAAAATCGTATACATTTTCTGGTTCAAGTGGGATGGAATATACTAAAATATCAAATAATTTATATTTGGAATCCAAAGTATTTTTCTTATTCGATTGAATCAAATGCAATATATGGTGATTTGATAAAATACTGCAACTTTTATCAGATGATATTTGAAGAGGGTGTGTCTCACATCTCAAATTGTCGATTTCTGAAAAACGATTGATATATACAAAATAGATGTCAATGTCTTCCATTGGTTCTCGACAATAATTTCGCGAATCGTCGACAGAATTATTATATTCATCTGTCCAAGAAAGATCTAAATCCGAATCATTTTCAACATTCATTTTATTGCGTATATTTTTATATTTATATTAGACGGAGGAGTATTTTACACATATTAAACGCCGGTAAACTCATTTGGCTAAAGTATATTATGGAAGTAATAACTTAAAGCAACAACAATATATTGTATGTCTCGAAACTGCACATTTATAGCATAACCAAAAAAATACATGATGAATTTCTTTAAATTCAAAATTATATTATAAATAATATTTATCCGACTGAACCATTACACGAGACAGCAGGGAATAAAGGGGGTAGCAATAATGTTGTTATTACAACAACATTATTTATATAGAATTTAATGAACAGTCTCATTGCCATCGGGACGTACCAAATGAAAATAAAAAGGGAAAAAATGGACTTTTGTAAAATGTCGGTCAATGCTATATTTTGCAACCTTTTCTGAAACAATTCTGCCTTGTGTTCGGCGAAATTCTTTCAATTCGTCAATTCGGTATGCATAATGTCGACAAGAAAAAAATGGTACAACGGCGCATCGGTCATTATATCCTTCGCATTGTTTGAAATCGGGAATACCAATTTCATTTTGACCAATTGTTTGTAAAATTTTACACGGAAATTCTTCGAAAAAACGCGCATCTGGTCGAACATAAATGACGAAATCGTAGGGTTTATTTGATGCGATACACATCGCCGTTACGCGTTTTTGACTTTCCAATGCGCATATATGATTGCGAACGAGATATGGTCTCCATTCGTATTCAGGAGAATCGCCATAAGTATCGTACATTTTTTGGTCGAAATAATCGTCAAAATGAATAGTGCTTAGAAAATCGTCTTGGTTTTCTAATTTATATTCAGTAGGATTTAATAATTTATATTCATTCATATCGTGTGGAATATTGACATCCGTGCCCCAAACCATATTTTGGTTCGTTTCCCACGAATGCATATATGTATCGAATGCAATATTGTTTTTTGATAATATGTTGAATAATTTGTCGTAATGTGATTGATATACGTGTCGAGTAGAACGAGACATACCCCAATAACAAATAGCTACTTTCATTTTTTGTATACTATCTGTCGCAGCGTCTGTCATTCGATATAAATAATATTGCAGTTCATTCTTTATTTTGTTTATAGGTAAAATAAAAAATTGATTTTATAATTGAAGGTCAATTAAATACAAAACCAAACAAAAATAAACAAAAATAAACAAAAACCAAACAAAAATAAACAAAAATAAAAACAAAATAAATAATGAATAAAAACCCCGAGATACAAGAATATTTACATAAAAAACCGCACAATATTAAACTAGTTCAATATCCACCGACTGCTACAAGCGGAAACACGGTTTGCACCAAATATCCGACTATTTGCATACCAAAAATAGACGCAACAATTGCGAAAGAATATATATTCGAAGTGTTTTGTAAATTAAATATAGGACGCATTGAAAAAATAACTGAAGTACCTATACACAATGATGCGAATTATAAAAGAATTTTCATTAAAATGAAATGGAATACTGTCAATATACAAAGTGTATTTATAATGGAACGGTTTAAAAATGGCAAAAATGTAAAAATTGTACATAATGCCCCATGGTATTGGCGAATTGTATCGAGTAGTTTGGAGCGATCCGGATTACCGAAAGTAGCCGAGATGAGCGTATGATCAACTGAACTTTAGTGAAGGAGTTTCACAAAAATAAAAAAAACAATTTAACAAAATAATAAAAGATATATTATTTTTTTACGCTTGGTTCAAATGACAAAATAAAATTGAATTTATATCATTGCACAATAATATTAAATAACAAACAAAAATGCAATCAATAATACCGAAACAAAAACAATCTTTGCGTCGCAAAAATGCAACCGATAGTCGAATCCAAGAATATAAAAAAACAAGAAAAAATATATTAGTAACGACTCGATTCAACAATTCTACATGGAGTGAAAATATTGCATATAGAAAACAACACGAAAAACTAGGCTGTATTTATCCATCACCGGAACAAAATGGGAATCAAATACCATCTGACGCCATTTTATTTGTATTGGAAATGAACAATGAAACGAATAAAATAATAGGGATAGGAATGGTTAGAAATCACTCGATTCCGCAAAAATATTTGGTATATTCCAATCAGAATTATAATCGATATGCCTATTTGGGGAAATATAGAATTGACCGCGGATCGATGAATGAAGAAGAAGAACGAATAATGAAAGTATTTGATATTTTGTGCTTCACTGGATCGAGACATATGAAACGACTTCAAGGACTAAAAACATTTCCCATAGATATATTATACAGATGCAGTCAAATATTGGATTTAGTAGATTTTATTGCCAAAATGTTTAAAAATAGAATGAGCGAACAAATAAATGAAAGTAAATAACATAACAAAAAATATAAATGATATCTATAAGTAAAACAATACGAATGGAAAAATACAACGAAAATTATAATGAAAATAACAATAAAAAAAAACAAAACCAAATAATCCAACAACCAGTCATTTATTCAGAAGATATTTATGATATTACAAAATATTCAGACAATGAGTTGTTTGATATTTTAGATTTGGTAAAACCAACCGACCGAGAACTGGAGGCAAAAATAATAATAATGATAAAAAGATACAGTGAAACGTCGGGCGAAGAATCGCGAAAAAATACCATTTTTTTTCAATCAATATATGATCATTTTTTTGAAAATGGAGGAGAGGACGAAGAAGATGGAGAAGAGGAAGAAAATGGAGAAAATGAAAAAAATGAAAAAGAGAGCAATAATAAAAAAATAAAAGAGGGTTTTGATTCGATGAAAATGACAACTTCGAAAATAATGCAACCAACAACTCCAAGTACTACTATTAGTACCGATCTTATTGAAACTACAAAAACGCCAAACAAACACTCATTGGACTACGTTAAATCATTAGATTATACCCCCGGTCAATTAAATCCGGTGTTAAAAGAAACAATAAAACGTGTAATTAGCATTGATAGTCAATATCGAGATAAAACAAAACTCAATTCAATGTCAACTAATTTCACCTTTAATTTGTCAGAATCAATACCAAATGTAGTATCATTAAAATTGTATTCTATACAAATACCATATACGTGGTACACAATATCTTCTATTTTTGGCGGAAATTTTTTTTATATTAAAGGAAATACGGATGGTATAAATAATGGATTTTACGACTATAAAATCGAAATAGCCCCTGGAAATTATTCGATTCCAGATTTAATAAATAATATTAATTATTCGATAGAGGCAAATTTATACCCGCTGCAAGATATCGATTTTGGAACTACACGAATTACTTATAGTACACAAGATATGAAAGCGACAATAATTGTAGATATAAAAACTATATATAACCAAACACATTATTACATTGATTTTCAAAATGGTCAGTTGAGTAGTGGTGAAGATAATATACCATATACTGAAACATTTGATAGTAGTTCGACCAGCTTATCCAATTTTTTAGGGTTCGTATATAATAAAAATACGCGTTCGATTGGAAATTATACCGATTTTAATACGGCCCAAAATATTATACCTACACAATATTATCAACCCAATTATGTATTTTCATCTGTATTATACGGCGCTACATTTGAAAATGGAACGTTTTTCGATCTCAATGGTACAAACGGTATATTCAATATATACTATTTTTACGATGTTAGTGGATTGACAGAATATGATGCTACGTGGTTTAGTGATCCATTAAATGCGCAATATATAAAAACACAGAAAATGATAAGTATATATGATATATCAAATAATATAGCATCAGGTAGATCATTTAATAGAACAAATTATATATCCTTTGTAAATAACGCAATTAAATCCGTTCCAGAATTTATAGATTCAGGATTTATAACAGTTCCGGCGAATGAATTATATCCAAAATATGTCGTTGGGGGGGAACGAGGACAAACGCGTTTTAGAATGACGATAAAGTGGGATCGAACAAAGATAATAAATTTAAAAAATATGAAAACGGCGGTAATTTTTCCAGATGATTCGCAGATATGGATAGGAACTGGTAATGAATCATCCGCATTTAATTTTAAAAATAGAGTCAATGTTTTGGAAAATATTTCGGCAGAAATACCTAATCCTGATGATCCATTTATAGCAAATCAACCCGTATCTATTACATTAAAATGTATAAAACCATTGTACGACATACCCTTAAATGATTATATAATTAATTATCCTTCAGGATTAGGAAATTATTTAAATAATATGGATATGAATATCCCGAGCATATTAGCAACAATAAACACGGGATATTCAGATGCAGTAAATATGTATCCACCTAACGAATTATTCACGTATCCCACTGATAATCCATTTTGTACGATTGATGAAAATGGAAATATGAATATGAAATTTTCCATAAATAAAATTTTCAATGAACATCAATATAGTATCGATTTTTCACAATCCATATTTTATCAGACAGATGGGTCATCGATTCAAAGTCTTGGATTTCCAGACGGTCTCTTGGGGTCAGGACTGGTCGGTCCATATGCTCCAGTGCAGGGTTTCGGCGATATCTCTCTTTACCCAGACAGCACATTGTCTGCATACCAGGAGCTATATGCCGGCCAGGCATACATACCACAAATATATGATATATCATTAGCTAGTTATAGTTATACAATACCCGTACAACAGTCTTATAAAATAACAAATACCAACAATCGAATCAAAATTACACCCAAATATGGATATGGATATGGAAATGAAAATGAATCGCCATATTATGTATATATTGGATACGATACATCATCGAATGCGAACAAATTAGGTAGACAAATCGACATGTCAGGTAATGAACCAATTTTTCCAGACGATTTGAGCAAAAATAGCTGGGTAAATTTTACGAATGATAATTCGGATAATGGAATATATCCATATACATTTTCGACCCTTGCAAATCAACCGAAATGGTATAGAGATCCTAGTGGTTCTATAATATATAATTCATTACCGGAATTATTAAACGCGATTAATTATGCATTTTTAAACAAAGCGCCGATTATTGATACATCAACTAACATTATAACCAACATAACGACACAAAAAACATATCCTCCGACAATAATAAATCTACCATACATAGATAGCAGTGGCATATCAATACCAATTAGCATACCTATAAACTTTTTATCCAAATCAAAAGTTTCGCAATATACCACGAGTGGTATATCTACTATAAGTTTAGATATAAAAATAAACAATGCATTGACATATAAAGATTATAAAGTAATATTCACTGATATTTCTTACAATTCATGGACAGAAAATTTATATTTTGATTCATCTTACGTATTGAGTAGTTATCCCAATTCGAACATTATTGATATACAAGAAGCGAAAATTATTGCATCACACCCCCCAACAGGAAATTCCAATGATCCGTCGAATAATACAATAACATTATATCCTACCAATAACATATTTTATATAAAACCATTATATAATGCTGAGGGAGGCGTTTATATACAAAATAGTACTAAAAATAATATAACGATAACAATACCGGCAACTAGTTCGGGCACTATTTATTCGAGATATACATTATTAAATGCAATAAACACTCAATTTGCCAATAATCCGCTGACCATTGGTTCGAAAATATTTTTTGGAGAGAATGACGGTCTCGTGTATATATATTTAAACATAAACAAGGTATTTACAACGAATGATTTTAAATTAGTATTTTATGACGAATCATTCAATTATAACTCGGATTGTAAATTATCGGGTTCATCTAATTTAAATTTGCGGAACACGTATATTGATTCGACGCTTGGATGGATGCTAGGTTTCCGAGATTTACAAATATATAGTTTATCACAATCAAATATGACAGTAGTGAATGCGACTACTTCTTATTATTCAACCTATATAAATACCAAGTTTTCATATGATCAAAACACAAATATAGCATCTATCACGGGGGATACAACAATATGCATATTCTTATTCAGTTATTTTATGATTATTATGGATGATTTTACTCAAAATCATTTGAATGATGGATTGATAACCATTACGAAAAGAGAAACGGATATACCTCTTCCATCTTATGCGAATCGTGCGGTTCAAGAATGTGATGCAGATGGAAATAATATAGTTACAGGAATAAAAGGCTTGGGGTCGACAAGTTATCAGAATAATGCGATTACACAAAATTCGATATATTCAGCAAATCAATTGTTAGATTTAAAAAATCAACGCACGAATAACAATTACGGTACTGTTTCTTCGGGAATATCAGTGAATGATATTTTTGGAATTATTCCTATAAAAACGGGGACAGCAGGTACTCCATATATAGAATTTGGCGGCAGTTTACAAAATCAAGAACGAACTTATTTCGGACCGGTTAATTTACGTCGAATGAAAATTCAATTAGTAAATGATCGTGGAAATATAGTGGATTTAAATGGCGCCGAATGGGCATTTTCGCTCATTTGTGAACAATTATATACCTCAAATAAATTGGCAAAATAAAAATGGAGCGAGCCTGAGCTGAAAGAGACGTTAGGTGTAGGTGAGCTTCCTGCGGTGATGAACTCCGGAGATGTGCGCCGCATATCGAAGGAGTTTGAACAGATGATAAAATTTGAGAAATAAACAATATAATTATTAATTATAGATAATCAATTCCATAAATAATAATTATACCTCAATGACTATAACAAGTATAATCGAAAAAATAATAAGTTATACCGAAAAAACAGTAGATTATATCGGATATAATAGTGCAGTAATTTTAGTAATATTTACAGGATATGTTTTAAAAAATCAATTACCCTATTTAATTGGGTATTTTTCTTTTTTTGCATTCAATATTTTAATAAACAAATTGATTAAAAATTTTATTCAACAACCCCGCCCTAAAAATCCAATTCATTATTCAGACAATGAAATTTATACAAATGCAGAACAATATGGAATGCCTTCCGGACATGTACAATTGGCCGTTTTTTCGGTAATGTATTTATACATGGTAAAACGGAACGTTTTATGGGCATTTATGGGGATTTTTTTATGCGCCATTACATTTTATCAACGCTGGAAATATAGAAGACATACTGTCGAACAATTGATTGCAGGGGGTATTGTCGGAACACTTATCGGTTATTTTGGATATAATACAATAAATCAATATTTATCGAAAAGGATGGTGTAATGTTCAAAATTTGAAAATAAAAATATAGTCAAAATATATATATTTTTTACCATGTCCCAAAAAGGCAATGCAAATAATCAGAGTGATTATTTACGGCGAAAACAATTCATTGCCTCGGAGTCTAATTTAGAGCAATCGAATTGCAACGGGGTGAGAG